TGAATAAAGACCTTGCCACGGTCGCCAGACAAATTAACCCGTACATCAAAGTCGATATACCGGAAACAACGCGCGGCGCTCTTTATTCGTTCGTCTATAACGTGGGCGCAGGCAATTTCAGAACATCGACGCTTCTTCGCAAAATCAACCAGGGCGATATCAATGGCGCATGTGACCAGCTACGTCGCTGGACATACGCTGGCGGTAAGCAATGGAAAGGGCTGATGACTCGCCGTGAGATTGAGCGTGAAGTCTGTTTGTGGGGGCAGCAATGAGCAGAGTAACCGCGATTATCTCCGCTCTGGTTATCTGCATCATCGTTTGCCTGTCATGGGCTGTTAATCACTACCGTGATAACGCCATCGCCTACAAAGAACAGCGAGATAAAAAAGTCAGTGAGCTGAAGCAGGCGACCGCCACCATTACTGACATGCAGCAACGCCAGCGTGCTGCTGATGCACTCGATGCTAAATACACGAAGGAGTTAGCTGATGCGAAAGCTGAAAATGATGCTCTTCGGCGCAAGCTTGATAATGGTGGCAGGATGCTCGTCAAAGGAAAATGCCCTGTGCCATCCTCAGCCGAAACCTCCGGCGCCTCCGGCATGGGCAATGATGCCACCGTCGAACTCTCTCCAGTTGCTGGACGAAACGTTCTCGGTGTCCGGGACGGAATTATCCGCGACCAAACAGCACTGAGAACGCTTCAGGAATACATCAGGACGCAATGCCTTCGATGATAGCGATAATTTTACTCATCATCCTTCACATCTGGCTCTGTAGACAGGGTGATGATCACTTCTGGAGTGAATCCAGATTAAACATCTCATTGCTGATGCTTGATATTGAGCATCTGGCGCGCAGTAAGGGGCTGCGTTGAGATAAGAGCCAGTCATTACAAATACCAGGATTTAGCCTCGCATTTGCGGGGCTTTTTTACATCTGCAGTAAACCGCGCATCGCAGCGCGTAACAATCCCGAGTCTTTCAGAAAGCTGAGCCTGAGAATTGCCGTATATGGTGGCGACCATCTCGGGGACGGCTTTTCTGTGCGAACAGGCTCATCTTTCTAAAAGGTAAACGCTATGAATAACTTTGTTGAAATTACCTCAAGAATTGGTCGCATGTACCAAGATTTTCTTATAAGTGGAAAGGGGTCTGGCGACATCATAGAGGAAATTGACAAGCTAAGTGCAGAGCTGAGAAGGAATGGGTGTGTTAATTCTATCTTTTTTGAAACTTTGCTAAAGCAAGGCTTTATGTTTGACATGATTAATTACAACAAAGTCGCACCCAGTGCTTCGCAAAAATCATATGTGTACGTTCTGCATGCTGAAGATAGTGGGCTAACAAAAATAGGGTTTAGTCGCAGGGTTAATAAACGAATTTCAGAGATATCTCGCATGAGTGGTGGGAAGCTAAATCTAATTGCAAAGATTCCGGCCGATAGAGAGCTTGAAACCAAATTGCACCAAAAATATTACAACTATAGGTCGCACGGGGAGTGGTTTAGCCTCAATCGTTGTCATTTGAAAGAGCTAAAAGAAATGCCTGGTAACGAACTGAAATAATCCCCGGACTCACTAATTAACGGCAGTACAGCGAAACAACCCAAGCCAGTAAGTGGGGAAATAACACTGGCAGCCAGTGAAAGATGAACCTCCAGCCTTATGGCAAAAAAGATTCTTTGTGGTGGCGGACTGATGGAAAGACATCGGTTATTGCAGAGACCATTCAATGAGTGGTCTCGACAATGGCTTATACCCTACACGGGATAACTTAACTGATATCCCTTTTAACGGATAAACGGAGCCAACAATGGCAGAGATTATTCCCATGACTGAAGAACAGAAATTCCAGTTAGAGATTTACAAGCTGGTCATGAACCAGAACGCAGCCGCAGAAGAAGCATTTCAGTTCATTGGCACTGACGAGCTGAAGCTTGAGCTATTCAAAATTCACTTCCAGTCAGGTGGCGCTAATTCAGATATCACGACTCGAACTATCGAAGCGGTGCGTAAATCGAAGGAAGCGTTAGACCTGTTCACTACCGGAGCATAAACATGGCGCGCCCAACAAAGTATCAAGAGGCGTATGCCGAACAGGCACGCAAACTGTGCTTGCTGGGCTACACCGATGCAGAACTTGCTGATTTCTTTGAAGTCAGTGAGTCAACTATTAACAAGTGGAAGCTTGATTATCCTAAGTTTTCGGAGTCCATAAAAAAGGGTAAGGCCGTCGCTGATGCAGAAGTTAGTGACCGTCTTTATCAACGCGCTATGGGCTTTGTGGCTCCAGACATCGATATTCGTGTTATTGAAAACAGAATTGTCGAAACTCCGCTTGAGAAGTATTACCCGCCTGATACAACCGCCGCCATCTTCTGGCTTAAGAACCGACAGAAGGATAAATGGCGCGACAAGGTTGATCACGAGCTAACAGGCAAAGACGGCGGCGCAATTCAGATTGAAACATCACCGATGAGCACTCTATTCGGAAAATGACCTCGATTAATCCTATCTTTGAACCGTTCATTGAGGCGCATCGCTACAAAGTTGCCAAAGGCGGTCGAGGTAGCGGTAAGTCATGGGCAATTGCGAGGCTGCTTGTTGAAGCGGCGCGTCGGCAGCCTGTGCGCATACTTTGCGCTCGTGAGCTGCAAAACAGTATCAGCGATTCGGTAATCCGGTTGCTTGAAGACACCATAGAGCGGGAAGGGTATTCGGCTGAGTTTGAAATTCAGCGTTCAATGATTCGTCATCTCGGAACGAATGCTGAGTTCATGTTCTACGGCATCAAAAACAACCCGACGAAGATTAAATCGCTCGAAGGCATTGATATCTGCTGGGTGGAGGAAGCGGAAGCGGTAACGAAGGAATCATGGGATATCCTGATACCAACCATCCGCAAGCCATTTTCCGAAATATGGGTGAGCTTCAACCCGAAAAACATCCTCGACGATACCTATCAGCGATTCGTTGTAAATCCTCCCGATGATATTTGCCTGCTGACGGTGAACTACACCGACAACCCGCACTTTCCTGAAGTTCTCCGTCTGGAGATGGAAGAGTGCAAACGCAGAAATCCGACATTGTATCGTCACATCTGGCTTGGTGAGCCAGTAAGCGCAAGTGATATGGCAATCATCAAACGTGAATGGCTTGAAGCCGCAACCGATGCGCACAAGAAACTCGGATGGAAGGCGAAAGGCGCTGTTGTCTCTGCGCATGACCCGTCAGATACAGGACCGGATGCTAAAGGTTATGCATCGCGCCACGGTTCGGTAGTTAAGCGCATTGCCGAAGGCCTGCTGATGGACATCAATGAAGGTGCTGACTGGGCAACTTCGCTGGCGATTGAAGACGGCGCTGACCATTACCTGTGGGATGGTGATGGCGTCGGTGCGGGGCTACGCAGACAGACAACGGAAGCGTTCTCCGGTAAGAAAATCACCGCCACGATGTTCAAGGGCAGCGAATCGCCATTCGATGAAGATGCGCCTTATCAGGCTGGGGCATGGGCTGATGAAGTCGTGCAGGGCGACAACGTTCGCACTATTGGCGATGTGTTCCGCAATAAGCGAGCGCAATTCTATTACGCGCTGGCTGACAGGCTGTATCTGACATATCGGGCGGTTGTCCACGGTGAGTATGCAGACCCCGACGACATGCTGAGTTTCGACAAAGAAGCGATAGGCGAGAAGATGCTGGAGAAGCTGTTTGCAGAACTGACGCAGATTCAGCGCAAATTCAATAACAACGGGAAGCTGGAGCTTATGACTAAGGTCGAAATGAAGCAGAAGCTCGGTATTCCATCTCCTAACCTGGCTGATGCGTTGATGATGTGTATGCATTGCCCGGAGTCGGCTGCGCAACCCGACTATTCCAGTTACTCAATTCCTTGTGGTGTAGGTTGATATGGCAGAAAAAAAGATGACTGACTGGCATCGCAAGGTGCTGTGCAACTTTGATAATGCCTGGTCAGCAACGCAGGATATGCGTGAGCAGATTATTGAGGCTCAACGTTTCGTCAGGGTGTCCGGCGCACAGTGGGAAGGCAGCACAAACGCTGGTTACTCATTTGATGAAGGCAGGTTTGAGCATTACCCGCGCTTTGAACTGAATAAGATTGCCCGTGAATGTGATCGCATCATTGGCGAGTATCGACAGAATCGCATAAGCGTTAAATTCAGGCCGAAGGATGACAAGGCATCGGAAGCGTTAGCCGAAAAAATGAACGGCAAATTCCGCGCTGACTATCAGGAAACATCAGGTGGCGAAGCGTGTGATAACGCATTTGATGATGCTGTAACGGGCGGATTCGGTTGTTTCCGCATGTGTGCCGATTACGAAGATGAAATGGATCCGAGTAACGAGCAGCGACGCATCAGCCTTCTTCCTGTTTACGACCCAGCGACATGCGTCTTCTTCGATCAGGACAGCAAGCAATATGACCGCTCTGATGCTATGTGGGCTATGGAAATGTTCTCCATGACGCCTAAAGCTTTCGAGGCTGAATACCCTGATTCCATCGCGGCAAGCCTTTCTCGTGATGACACTGGCACTCAATATGACTGGTCAACGCCCGATGCCATCTATGTTGGACGCTACTACGAAGTTCGCATAGAGAAGGTGAAGCTCACGGCGTGGCGCAACCCTGTTAGCGGAGAAACGGCAATCTATGATGAAGAGCAAATCAAAGATATTGTCGACGAGCTGACCGATGGTGCATTCGAACTGATTGGCGAGCGAACGGTGAAGAAACGCCGAGTTTATTGCGGTCTTCTGTCTGGCGCTGAATGGCTGGAAGAACCGAAGCGTATTCCGGGTGAACATATTCCTCTCATCCCGGTATATGGGCGTCGCTCATTTGTTGATAATCAGGAGCGAATCGAAGGCCACGCAGCAAAAGCGATGGATGCACAGCGTCTTGAGAACCTGATGGTTTCCATGATTGCAGATAACGCTACTCAGGCTGGCGGTGATGGCATTCCTATCGTGGATGTTGATTTCATTCCCGGCCCATTAATGAATCACTGGGCAGAGAGGAATAAGAAAAGACCTGCAGTTCTTCCCATGACCAGCAAGAAGGACAAAAACGGAACGGTCATTTCAGAGGCTCAGGTTGCTGGCTGGACACCTCCGACACAAATGCCTCCTGCTCTTGCCGGGCTATTGCAGTACACCGGAACGGCTATTCAGCAAATTACAGGTGCGTCGCAGCTTGAGAACATGCCGAGCAACATCGCCACCGATACCGTTGATAGCATTTTTAACCGGATGGATACGCAGTCCTATATCTACATGGACAACATGGCTAAATCCATGCGCCGCGCTGGCGTCGTGTGGCTTTCTATGGCTCGTGAAGTCTATGGCAGTGATACGCCGATGCGTATCGTTAATGAGGACGGCAGCGATGACGTGGCGCTGATGACTGGTGAAGTGGTTGACCGTCAGACAGGGCAGGTTATCGCGCTTAATGACCTTTCGCAGGGTAACTATGAAGTGACTGTCGATGTTGGCCAGTCGTTCGCTACTCGCCGTGATGCAACGGTTAAGTCGTTACTTTCCATGCTGGCACTTATCCCACCAGGAACTCCGAAGCACGACCTTGTATCGTCGATGATTCTCGACAATATGGACGGCGAAGGGATGGACGACCTGAAAGAATACAACCGCAATCAGTTGCTTCTGTCTGGCGTTATCAAGCCGAGAACGCCTGAAGAACAGCAGATGGTTGAACAGGCGAAACAACAACAGGCCAGTCAGCCAGATCCGGCTATGGTTGCAGCGCAAGGTCAGCTTCTTGCTGGTCAGGCTGAATTGCAGAAAGCGCAGAACGAACAGGCAGCCATTCAGGTTAAAGCATTCCAGGCACAGACTGATGCTCAGGTTGCAGCGGCAAATGTTGTGAAAATCCTCGCATCTGCCGATAGCCAGCAGAAATCTGATATCCGCGAGGCTCTGAAACTGCTCGGACAGTTCCAGCAACAGCAAGGAGACAATGCCCGTGCTGATGCAGAGCTTGTCCTGAAAAGTCAGGCGCAGGGTCATGCGCAGCGCATGGACATCAGCAGCATCCTGCAAAAATCAACTCAGCAACAACCACAGCAGTAATTAACCCATAACGTGCAATGGCTGTCTTTATGAGGCCTGGCACCCTATTGCCTTCCGATGGGCTGAACATCGAGTAAACAGGGGTAACAAATGGACCAGATGGCAGAAAACACACCAGAAGTTGAAATCGAAACCGACGCGTCAGAGCAGATTCCTGATGATGTCGAACTGGCTGAAGAAGTCGAAACAGAAGATGGCAGTGAGTCCTCTGGCAATGATGCAGAGGAAGCTACTGAAACTGATGACGACGAATCAGAACAGGAATTCTACTTTGGTGACGAAAAGCTGGATTCGCCAACCAGCGAAGATAGCGCAGAGCATGGACTGGTAAAACACCTGCGCAAGACGATTAAAGAGAAAGACCGAGAGCTGAAAGAGCTGATGCGTCAGTCTCAGAAACCCGTCGAGCAGCAGCCGGTAATCACTCAACCACCGCGAATGCCAAAACTGGATGATGAGGACATCGGTTTCGATGAAGAAATCTATCAGCAACGCATGGCTAAGTGGGCAGAGGATAACGGAAAGTACCAGCAACAGGAGATGGCTCGCAAGCAGAAGGAGCAGGAGCTTCAGGCTGCTTATCAAGAGCGATTATCCAAATATCAGCAACGTGTTAAGGCTCTCAAGGTTCCTGGCTATCAGGAAGCAGAACAGGCCGTACTCGAGGAAATCCCCATCGAGACACAAAACGCGATCCTGTTTGAGTCAGAGAAGCCGGAAATCGTTGTTCTGGCGCTTGGTCGCAACGCTGAACTGCGCAAGCAACTGGCAGAAGCTACCAACCCCGTAGCAATTGGTCGTCTGCTGGAACGTATCGAATCTAAGGCCAGAATCATGCCAAAAGCAAAAACCACGGCAGCCACAACCCCGACAGTTAAGGGGGGCAACGGCGCAGTAATCAATAACCTCGACAAACTGAAAGCCAAGGCGCTGGAAACTGGTGACTGGACGCCGTATTTCGCCGCTAAAAAGGCAAAAAAATAACCTATCGGAGCATTAAGCATGGCTAACCAATTAGCAAAAGACCTTGAAATCATGTTCGAAAACTACGTTGAAGGCTTTGAGGCCGCCTGCGTAGTTTCCCGTAACGCTAAAAAATTCCGTCCCGGTGATACAGCAATGCAGCGAGCAGGTGATGTTCTGTATCGTCCGCAGCATTACCACATGAACATTGAGGAAGGCCTCGACCTCAGCAGCAAAACGCCAACAGCACTGGTTCAGCGTCTTGTTCCTTCAGTGTTCAAGGAGCCGAAAAACATTCTGTACACTCTGGATGCGCGTGAAATGCGTGACCCTGAGCATAAAACTGAAGCTGGTCGCGCCGCAGGTATGCGCCTTGCTGCACAGATTGACTCTGACCTGATTTCCATGGTCACGCAGCGTGCTACTAACGTGATCACGATGGCTGACTCAACCACAGGTACACAGGGCCGTGATTTGTGGAACTGTGCGGCAGGTATTGATGCCACCATGACGGCGATTGGTGTACCTCAGGGTATCAACCGTCGCTCTTTCTGGAACCCCTTCAACTACAAAGACCTTGCTGGCGAGCTTGGTCACCGTGCTTACGCTCAGGGCGCAACCCTGACAGCATACGAAAAAGCGCAGATCCCTCCGGTTGCTTCCTTTGATAGCTACAAGACCGATATTTCTGGTCGATTACCGAAAGGAAGCGCTGAATCCTTGACAGTATCAGGCCAACCTGAACACAAGGTTGAAGCGAAAGATTCAAATGGTATGCCAGTTGATAACCGACAGGGGACTATTACGGTATCTGCATCTGGCTTGCAGGTTGGTGATGCGTTCACCATTGCCGGTGTGAATTCCGTACACCAGATCACAAAAGATACCACCGGGCAACCGCAGGTATTCCGTGTTCTGGCTGTTAGCGGAACTACCGTAACAATCTCTCCAAAGATTCTCCCTGTTGAAAATGCCGATGTTGCGAGTCGTCCATATGCAAACGTCGATGCCAAGCCGGCAGCATCAGCAGCAATCACCATTCTCAACAAGAACGCAGCACCTGCTAACCTGTTCTGGGCTGATGGTTCTGTTGAGCTGATGTACGGCAAACTGGCGTTCCCGACTGGTCAGGGGCCACAGGTAATGACAGCAACCACCGAGCAGGGCGCTACGCTGATCATGTCTTACGCCTTCGACCACATCAAAGGTGTAACCACTGCGCGTTTCACCACTCTGTACGGTTGCTCTGTACTGGTTCCTGAATATACGGGCATCGTTATTGCCGGGCAGTAATTTTGGTGGGGCTTCGGCCCCATTTTTATTGGGAGAAGACAATGGCACGAACAATGCTCTATAAGCCTGGCAACATGATCACCTGTGGTCAGTTTGCTGTCGATTACATCATTGTTGATGACGAAGAAGTTAAATCTCACCTGAAAAAAGGTTGGGTAAAAACTCCTGAAGAAACCGCAACGAAGCAAAAAGTGGCTAAGGCGGAAGAAGATGGCGAAAACGAAGGGTGATCTCGTTCTAAAGGCTTTACGAAAAGCTGGGCTGTATTCCAATGCAACGTTGACAGATGCTGACCCTCAGGCAATTGAAGATGCCATTAATGACCTCGAAGACATGATGGCAGCATGGCAGGCTAAAGGTATCGAGCTTGGGTATCAGTTTGCTGATACAGAAAACGGCATCATGCCGTTACCTGACGATGATTCAGGTATCCCTGCATGGGCAAATGATGGCGTCGCTTTGAAACTCGCTGTGCAAGTGTGCATGGATAACGTCATTCAGCCGTCAGACGCTCTCCTTACCGCTGCTGACAGTGCATATCAGACAATCTGTATCGCTTTAACCAAAATACCACCACTTGAGCGGCGAAATGACATGCCTCGCGGTAGTGGTAACAAAAGCGCGTTTACGTGGAATCGGTTTTACATCGAGAAAGATGATCCGAGTACGTGAGGTGAATAAATGCCGATTCAGCAACTTCCGCTTATGAAAGGTGTCGGCAAAGACTTCCGAAACGCCGACTATATCGACTATCTGCCAGTGAATATGTTGGCTACGCCCAAAGAAATCCTGAACAGCAGCGGATATCTTCGCTCATTCCCGGGCATTGCCAAACGTTCTGATGTGAACGGCGTATCGCGCGGCGTCGAGTACAACATGGCGCAGAATGCTGTATATCGCGTGTGTGGCGGCAAGCTGTATAAGGGCGAAAGCGAGGTCGGTGATGTTGCCGGAAGTGGTCGCGTATCAATGGCACACGGTAGGACATCACAGGCAGTAGGCGTTAATGGTCAACTGGTCGAGTATCGCTATGATGGCACGGTTAAAACCGTCTCAAACTGGCCTACAGACAGCGGATTCACGCAGTATGAGTTAGGCTCAGTCCGCGACATTACACGCTTACGTGGGCGTTATGCGTGGTCAAAAGACGGAACTGATTCATGGTTTATCACTGACCTTGAAGACGAATCGCACCCTGACCGCTACAGCGCACAATATCGTGCAGAATCGCAGCCTGACGGCATCATCGGCATAGGTACATGGCGAGACTTCATCGTCTGCTTTGGTTCATCGACGATTGAATATTTCTCCCTGACTGGCGCAACAACTGTTGGTGCTGCTTTGTATGTCGCACAGCCATCACTGATGGTGCAGAAAGGCATCGCCGGGACTTACTGCAAAACGCCATTCGCTGATTCTTATGCGTTCATCAGCAATCCGGCAACAGGTGCGCCGTCTGTGTATATCATCGGCTCCGGGCAGGTGTCACCAATCGCCAGCGCGAGCATTGAGAAAATCCTCCGCTCCTACACTGCTGATGAACTGGCTGATGGCGTGATGGAATCGTTGCGCTTTGATGCTCATGAGCTGCTGATTATCCATCTTCCGCGCCATGTTCTGGTGTACGACGCATCTTCAAGCGCCAATGGTCCGCAATGGTGTGTACTGAAAACAGGCCTGTATGACGATGTGTACCGCGCCATTGACTTCATTTACGAAGGCAATCAGATAACGTGCGGCGATAAGCTGGAGTCCGTGACCGGCAAATTGCAGTTCGATATCAGCAGCCAGTACGACAAGCAACAGGAACACCTGCTGTTTACTCCGTTGTTCAAAGCGGATAACGCCAGAGTGTTCGACCTTGAGGTTGAATCGTCAACTGGCGTTGCGCAGTACGCCGACCGCCTTTTTCTCTCTGCAACCACTGACGGCATCAATTACGGGCGTGAGCAGATGATTGAGCAGAATGAACCGTTCGTTTACGACAAACGCGTTTTGTGGAAGCGTGTCGGGCGCATCAGGAAAAATGTCGGCTTCAAACTTCGCGTTATCACGAAGTCACCTGTAACTCTGTCTGGCGCTCAGATAAGGATTGAGTAATGGCGGATTCATCACTGAATAATCCTGTCGCGGTTCAGGCTACGCGCCTTGATGCTTCAATTTTGCCACGCAATATATTCAGCCAGTCTTACCTGCTGTATGTCATTAATCAGGGGGCTGATGTCGGTGCAATTGCTGGAAAGGCAAATCAGGCTGGTCAGGGCGCTTATGATGCCCAGGTAAAAAACGATGAACAGGATGTCGAGCTGGCTGACCACGATGCAAGAATCACCGCAAACACAAAAGCGATAAATCTACTTGAGGTCAGGTTAACAACTGCCGAAGGGAAGATAGTCGTACTGCGTAGCGATGTTGATTACTTGCTGGATGAGGTTATCGATATTCAGGCGCATCTGGTCACTGTTGACCAAAGACTGGATGACGTAGAAAACGATGTCTCTGGCATTAAGAGTGATTACGTATCGAAAACCGTAACCGAATTGCAGTCTCTTGAGTCACCGCTGGATGTAAAAACATCATATTCAGTTGATGGAATTCAGGTTGTTGGAGCAAGAAATACCGGATGGACTTCAGCCACAGGTACACCTCTTCTTGGCTCATTCAACGCTAACCAGTCATACACAGTCGGCACTACGTACACACAATCCGAAGTCGCGGCTCTCGCTACAGGTTTGCAGCAGGCGCGGCAGCGTATTCTGGCGCTTGAAACGGCACTTAGATTACATGGGCTGATTGACTGATGATTACATTCAAACCAACGCGAAACATCGACCTGATCGAAGCTGTCGGAAATCACCCTGACATTATTGCCGGAAGCAACAACGGTGATGGATACGACTACAAGCCTGAATGCCGTTACTTTGAGGTTAACGTGCACGGTCAGTTTGGCGGCATTGTTTACTATCAGGAGATTCAGCCGCTGACATTCGATTGCCACGCCATGTACCTGCCAGAGATTCGCGGCTTCAGCAAGGAAATCGGGCTGGCGTTCTGGAGATACATTCTGACTAACACCACCGTTCAGTGCGTAACATCGTTCGCTGCACGCAAATTCCGCCACGGTCAGATGTACTGCGCAATGATTGGCCTTAAGCGTGTAGGAACCATCAAGAAATACTTCAAAGGCGTTGATGACGTGACTTTTTACAGCGCCACACGCGAAGAACTAATCGACTTCCTGAATCACGGGAGATAGCCATGTTATATGCATTTAAGCTGGGCAGAAAACTGCGCGGCGAGGAACCTTATTGCCCTGAAAAGGGTGGGAAAGGTGGCAGTTCTGATAAAAGCGCAAAGTATGCCGCAGAAGCTCAGAAGTATGCAGCAGACCTGCAAAATCAGCAGTGGCAGACGATCATGAAAAACCTTGCTCCGTTCACGCCTCTTGCGGAGCAGTATGTTAACCAGTTGCAGAATCTTTCCAGTTTAGAAGGTCAGGGGCAGGCACTTAATCAGTATTACAACTCTCAGCAGTATAAAGACCTTGCAGGTCAGGCGCGTTACCAGAGTCTTGCTGCTGCGGAGGCGACGGGTGGACTTGGTTCGACAGCCACAAGCAATCAACTGGCTACGATCGCGCCGACTCTCGGTCAGTCTTGGTTATCAAACCAGATGAGCAATTACAACAATCTGGCAAACGTTGGGCTTGGTGCTCTGCAAGGTCAGGCAAACGCCGGGCAGACGTACGCCAACAACATGAGCAGCATTGCACAGCAAAGCGCAGCTCTTGCCGCTGCTAATGCCAACAAACCATCAAGTCTTCAGACAGCAATTAGTGGCGGAACGTCTGGTGCGATTGCAGGTGCAGGTCTTGCCAGCCTTTTGGGAACATCAACACCTTGGGGCGCTGGCATTGGTGCTGGTATCGGATTGCTTGGCTCGTTGTTTTAAGGGGTAATCATGGCTACTTGGCAAGGATTAAATGGCGGATTATTGGCTGGTATCGGCGGCGTCAACTCAAACGCTCCGAGCGTAAATGACATCGGCAATACGCTTCAGCTTATCAGGCAGAACAATGATATTGAGCGTTCAGGCGCTAACAATGTTGGGCTGACTGCTTTGCAAGGCCTTTCAGGTATTGCGGGGGTGTTTCAGCAGGAAAAGCAGGCTCAGCGGCAGAAAGAATTTCAGCAGGCATACGCTAATGCTTATGCGTCTGGTGATCGCGGTGCTTTGCGTCAGTTGGCTACTCAATATCCAGACCAGATTGAATCCGTTCGTAAAGGCATGGGATTCATTGATGAAGACCAGCGCAATTCTATCGGCACCTTAGCGGCTGGCGCACGCCTTGCGGCCTCGTCTCCAGAAGCAATGCAATCATGGCTGCAAAACAACGCCAATGAGCTGGCGCGCGTCGGTGTTGACCCTAATAACGTTGCTCAGATGTATCAGCAGAATCCTTCAGGATTTGGTGAGTTTGTTGATCACCTTGGGATGGCTGCTCTTGGTCCTATTGATTACTTCAATGTTCAGGACAAGATGGCAGGTCGTGAGATTGACCGAGGCAGGCTGGCAGAGACAATCCGCAGCAATCAGGCTGGCGAGGCGCTAACAGCACGAGGCCAGAACATCACGATGCGCGGTCAGGACTTATCTGCTTCTACTGCGAGACGCGGGCAGGATTTGGCAATGCAGCGAGCGTCAACAAGAGGAACCGCTGGGAATGATGAGCGTACAGTTCAGTTATCAGATGGCAGAACTGTAACGGTAGGCGGGAAACTTCACGGCGCTGGGGCTAATGCGTTCTACGAAGGCATCGACAACGAGGGGAATATGGTTCGCGTTCCTGCCAGTTCAATCGCAGCGCCTGCAACATCGTCTGCATCAGCACAAAACTATGCCATGAAGAAGGATATCGACGCGATCGCAAATGCAGATGCTTCTGCTCTCGATTTCATGACAGGAATGACCGGCGGCGCAGGTAACCCGGCAATTGGTGCTGATGTTCGCAGCCGATTAACAGGAAAAGAGCAGCGCCAGTTATATAACTCAGCACAACGTATTCAGGGCAGAATGCAGAATCAGGGTGTGGCGGCAGCAAGGGACATGGGTGCCAGTGGTATTAACACCGTTGCAGAAGCGAAGATGTATTTTCAGGGGATGCCGCAGGTTGACTATTCAAGTCCGGAGGCTATGCAGCAGTCGATTCGTGAAATTCAGGAATACACCAACAATTACAACCAACAATATAACGTTAATGTTGGTAAATCTCAGCGGAAGCAATCTCAACCTGCACAGGTATCACAGCCAGCAGCCAGCAGTAACTTTTCTTCACTATGGGGTGATTAATGGCTAAAGCATGGAAAGATGTTATCGCCTCTCCACAGTATCAGGCGTTAACTGAAGAACAGAAAGCACAGGCTCAAGCGCAATATTTTGATGAGGTTGTTGCCCCTAAGGCTGGTGACAAATGGGCTGAAGCAAGAGATCAGTTTTATGCAGCATACCCTCCACCTCAGCAGCAGAAAGAAGAACCATCATTAATGCAACAAGCTGGCGATTGGCTCACTGGTGGTCAAAGTGCAGGGCAAATTGCAGAACAGGCTGGTCGTGGTCTGGTAAACATACCATTTGACGTATTGCAGGGCGGCGCAAGTCTGATTAATGCAATCAGTCAGGGGCTTGGTGGACCCAAGGTTTTGGATGATGTTTATCGCCCTGTCGATCGACCTACAGACCCTTACGCGCAAGCCGGTGAAACAATTGGTGGGTATCTCCTGCCAATTGGCACAGCGGCAAAAGCTGCTGGAGCGACAGCAAAGCTCGCTGGAGATATCGGTTCCGCAGGAAACATGATTGCAGGTTCTCTTGCTGATGCTGCAAATCAGGAGGGCGATTTTGCACAAAATGCCGCCATTAACGGTGGTATCAATATTGGTGCTCAGGGGATACTTTCTGGGGCTGGAAGGATCTTAACCTCTAAATCACCTCAAGTTCTTGGTGGCGGGGCAATAAATTCCGCTGCTGATGTTTCGAAAATGGCAAAGTCTGGTACAGGAAGAGAGATTATTGCCAGACAGTCAGCTAACGTGTCAGACGAAATAGCAAAAGCAGCAGATACTGCTGGAATAGATATCAACGCATTAACTCCTGGCATGAGATCAGGTAGTCGTGGTCTTGCTCAGGCAGAGGGGATTCTGGCGTCAAAGCCCGGAATTACACAGGATGCACACACCAAAGCATTCAGTGAAATAGAGTCGAAATTTAACTCAGCATTGGATGAGTTTGGTGCTGAAGCAGGAACTGCATCAGAAAAAAGTGCAGCCATAAAACAAAGGGTTTTGGCAAGTATTGATAAAATGAAAAATTCAGAAAAGGCCGCATGGGATAGCGTCCGCTCCACGATGCCTGACGCAAAGGCCAGAATGTCAAACCTGAACGCTACAATTCAGGGTGATATTTTGGCTGGCATGCCGCTAACTCCTGAGATGAAACAATTCGCATCTGCTTATGCTAAAACTGGTAAAAAAGGAATCACGTTTGATGCCATGAAGGCATGGCGAAGTAAACTTGCTGACGCAGAGCAGAAGTATATAAGGTCTGGTGAGGCAAATACGGCAAGGCGCATGGCTGAGCTTCGTGATGCAGCAACGGAAGATATGCGCATAATGGCTCAAAATGGCGGTTTTCTTGATGACTGGCAAAAAGCTAATGATCTGTCAAAGGCAAGATTTACAGCACAAGAACAGGCTGAAGCAGCGTTTGGTAGAGACCTTGCAACTGATCAGTTGGTAACTAATGGATCTAAGGCGTTACAGGGTTCAGCAAAAAGTGGAACAGGTCAGTTCCATAAAATAATAAGCGCCCTACCTGAGTCGGAACGCGCGCCAGCAATTGCATCAATATTACAAGATGCGGTATCGCAAGGGGTACGCGGAGGTAAGTCTGAAGGGGCTGGAATTAAGCATATCGCGACTATTCTTACCCCACAAAACGTGAAGGCAATTAGTCGATATTCTCCAGAACTTGGCAGGATTACAAGTTCATACGGAGAACTTGCAAGAGCTGCAACAAAGCCACTTCGATATGTTGAACAGACAGGGCGCTCTATGCCAGCCATTAGCACTCTTGAGAATGGCCTTCATCCAGTTTTAGAGAGCGTATTGTCTGGCGCTTTTCCAACCGCTGGCGCTATCGCAGGGTTCTCTGGAGGAGGTGTTATTGGAGCAATAGTTGGTGGCGCTGCAGGTGGAGCAATTGATGCGATAGCAAAAGGATCGATAGCGAAATTATCCGCAACCAGAAGTGGTCGTTACGCTATTGAAAAGGCTGTTCAAGAGGCAACAAAGGCCGTTAAGGTTGGGGCAAGTGATGGTGCATTAGCGGCGGCTGAACGCAGATTTATGGCAAATAAGGCCGCCGTAAAAGCAATACGTGAGGCACTAGGAAACGAAGAGTTCCAGCGTTTAGCAAGGGCTGGAATTGTGGCATCGCTAAGTGGAATGACACAGGAGTAATTAGTCGTCCACGGATGGATTGATCTTATCTCGTGCTTCACATTTGAATGATTTGTCATTAGGATGTTTCCGGTTTTTTAGATATGGAAATTGATATGAAGAGGATTATTAGCGTCGTTGCTGGCGTTATCATGTTATCTGGGTGCGCAACTATTGTTGGTGATGAAACGCAACTTGTGCAAGTGAACAGCAACCCTTCCGGTGCGAGCTTTAAGGTAAAAGATGAATCAGGCGTGATTGTTGCGCAAGGCAAGACTCCACAAGGAGTAACTCTTGCCAAGTCAGATGGTAGTTATTTTGGCAAAAAGAGCTACCAGATCACTATGGAGAAGGATGGGTACGAACCAGTTACCCTGCCAATCAAAGCCAATGCTAATGGTTGGTATATTGGTGGAAACCTTGTGTTTGGTGGGTTAATTGGTTGGCTTGCTGTTGATCCATTTAATGGTGGGATGTATACCTTGAAGCCAAAAGAGGCAAACGCATCTCTTATACCATCAACAAATCAAGACTAATAAATAGGACCCACCATCAGGTGGGTTTTTTGTACAAATCCTTCAGCGTATCAAACACCATCTTCTTAACAAGATCTGACTGCTCATCAGCGAGTCGTTCTGCATCGTCACGATATCCAGTCACAGGCGATGGTTTTGATAGAGCATCTTGGACGATTTGTAACAACTCGGAGTTCATTGATCTCCCATTCGCCTCCGCCCTGAATTTTAATTTCTCCCTTACTTCCATAGGCATACGGAAGTTAAAGTGCGGATCATCTCTAGCCATGCCATCACTCCAAGTTAGTGTATTGACATGATAGAAGCACTCTACTATATTCTCAATAGGTCCACGGTGGACCTATATTGTGAGGTGAATATGAAAGGAATGAGCAAGATGCCGCAGTTCAATTTGCGGTGGCCTAAAGAAGTATTGGATTTGGTACGCAAGGTGGCGGAAGAGAATGGTCGGTCTGTTAACTCTGAGATTTATCAGAGAGTAATGGAAAGCTTTAAGAAGGAAGGGCGCATTGGCGCGTAAAGTTGAAGCCCCAACTGCGGGAACAGTCAGGGCTTCGGTTGTCAGTAAATCCGTGGAGAAAAACCAACATGAATAGTATAGCAATTTTAGAAGCAGTGAACACCTCTTACGTACCATTCAACGGTCAGCAAATTATCACCGCCATGGCTGCCGGAGTTGCATACGTTGCGATGAAGCCAATCGTTGAAAACCTTGGAATGAGTTGGGGTACTCAGCAACAAAAACTTATGAAACAACTAGATAAGTTCAACTGTATTCATATGAATATGGTTGCCGCTGATGGGAAGCTTCGTAAGCTACTCTGCCTTCCTTTGAAGAAGTTAAATGGATGGCTGTTCAGCATCAACCCTGAGAAAGTTCGAGCTGACATCCGCGATAAACTGATTCAGTACCAGGAGGAATGCTTTAGCGTGCTGCATGACTACTGGACTAAAGGCCATGTAGTTAACCCACGCAAAGCTAAAAAGGCGTTGCCGGGTAAAATCACCACTGAACAGCAGGAAGCCATTAAACAACTCGTCATGAGTCGCGGTCAGTCTCTGTCAAAGGAAAAACAGGCTAAGGCGATGATCACCATGTGGTCGTCACTGAAATCCCATTTTGGGTGTTCATACAAAGAAATCAGTGAGGAGCAGTTTGCCGAAGCACTGTCACTTGCAGCTCGAGTTCCACTTGACGGTGAGTTCATCGGCAAACAAGAGAAGAAAACCAACGAGCTTTCTGCAAAAGAAGCAAACAGCCTTGTATGGTTATGGGATTATGCCAACCGTTCACAGGCATTATTCCGCGAACTGTATCCGGCATTAAAACAAATTCAATCGAACTATTCCGGCAGATGCTACTACTACGGTCATGAATTCTCGTATGTTATCGGAATGGCGAGAGACGTTTTAATCAATCACACACGAGATGTTGATATTAATGAGCCAGACGGACCAACGAATCTTTCCGCATGGATGAGACTTAAGAATAAAGAATTACCTCCTTCAATACATAACTACTGACAGATAACCAACGCAACTACCCAGCTTCGGCTGGGTTTTTTTATGCCCAAAATTCACCGTGGCCACGCTGCGGCGATTCATTGTATCTGGAGCAAATTAAATGACAGACATTACAGCCAATGTGATCGTATCGATGCCTTCGCAACTCTTCACTATGGCGCGTTCTTTTAAAGCGGTTGCCAATGGCAAAATTTATATCGGTAAAATTGACACTGACCCGGTAAATCCTGAAAACCAGATTCAGGTTTATGTGGAGAACGAAGACGGTTCTCATGTCCCTGTTTCGCAACCAATCATCATTAACGCTGCTGGATATCCGGTATATAACGGACAGATTGCCAAGTTCGTAACTGTGCAAGGTCATTCTATGGCTGTTTATGATGCGTATGGTGCGCAGCAGTTCTATTTTCCGAATGTGCTGAAGTATGACCCTGATCAACTTGAGAATAGGCTGTCTGGTCATGATGGAGCTAAATTTATTGGCTATGGAGAGTCAAATGTTTACGACACGTTGCGGAAGACGCCTCAATATTATGGAGCTAAAGGTGATGGTGTTAACGATGATACAGATGCATTACAAGCGGCAATAAATACACTTGATGTCAATATTCCTCCAGGTACATACTTATTTAGCACACTAGCCATACCAGATGGATGTGTTATTAACGGTTCTGGATACACTCAAACCACCTTGAAACAAATATCTGGAACGAACTCTACTGCGGTTATAGCAAATGCAAATAATTTCGAAATAACTAATCTAGGTATTGACTGTAATTATTTTACAAGTGCATGGAATGCTGCAACCGGTGTTTTGGGTAACACGTCCGGTAATGGGCTGGAGGTACAGGGTTTCGGCTTTACAATCGACATCTTGCTAAATAACGTACCTGGCATTGGCGCTTGGTTTAAAGACCCTGGTGCTGAGAACTCAGCATCCCGGATAGCGCTGTACGATATAAGTATCGTAGGGCGCGATTTTGGGCAGGAGGGTATTATAATTCAAGGGCCAAACGACGGCATATTGCGAAAAGCATGGATAGGTCGGGCGGGGATATTGCCAAGACCTTTGGCAGAAAGCTCAGTTGCGACCTCAACCGTGTACCCAGGGTCCGAAGTTGACGGGATTGTTATTGATGGGGCTAATATTGAGATTGGAGATGTCCATACATATGCTGCGTGGTCTGGAACCGCCTTTAGAACAAGGAATACCGTGCGACTAACTGAGGGTGGTCGAGTTATCGCAGAAAGTTCTCGTGCACAGATAAATATTAGCGCAAATACATACGGGTCAGCATTTTTTGATATCAGGAGTCTTAGTCTTCTACATCCAAATTGGACTGGAGATATTCCATATTACACATTACCAAATGCATCATTTGATGGCGCAACGATAGCAGCCTCAGCTGGATTTTCTTGTCGCATTACATGTAAACGAACTATAACCCAACCAGCAAGGGTTGTTGGTTCTACAGCTGTAGTGGTTACAAATGATGCTCAGGTTGAAATGAATTTCTCAAACTCAACTGCACCGGCAGGAGATGCAGAAGCAGGGCGTTTATATTCAGGAATTGGGCTATATTCATCATCTTCCGTTGGTGGGATGTTAAAGGTTTCTGGAAAGAATTGTAATGGCGAACTAGTCTATTTAGATGGGGCTGGGCAGACAGTAACATTTAATGCTAGATCTTGTACTGTGGCCATTCGTAGATCTTCCAAGCAAAACTCTATGCGTGGAAATAATATTACAGGATCAGTTTACCGTTGCGATACTGGTTTTGTGTCTGAGGGAACCCCTGCATCAGAGAATATAAGCATATCAATGGAGTTATTAAGCGGACAGACCCCCTTCTATGGAGATCCTCCTGATTTAAATAGGAGCCAGAATTGGAATATATCAGCATCAATAAATAACATAGGGTATTCAACAATACAAAGACTAAGTGAAACTCTTGACATATCAACACCTGGAAGTAAAGACATAAGCATCCCTCATAAATTCCTTTACAAGCCAGATTTCAGACAAATACAGTTAACGATAGATGATAGGGCTACACCAACCACATCTACAGTTATAGCGTGGGTAAAAGATGTAACTAACACTGATGTGGTAGTTGGATACCGTGCTGATACTGGTGATAGTAATAACGAACGAGCAAATCTTAGAGTTAACGTAATGATTCAATAATAACCATATCTATCTTCATTCGTGCACTGATAACTACAATAAGGAAAAACTGAGTGAGACACACAAATCTTTGTACTGGATTGCAAGGCTTTGTGCTCTTCGATAGTGGTTAAGGTGGATCACTCCACCTTTTCATCAAGCCAGTCCGCCCACCATTGCATCATTTCTCTGCGTTTATCGAGATACTGAGCATGGTTGTAAATCCCGCGCACAGATCCGCCGTTGGCATGTGCCAGTTGCACTTCAATAGCATCAGCAGGCCATTCGTGCTCGTTCATAATCGTGCTGAATTCATGCCTGAATCCGTGACCGCTTTCCAGACCCTCATAGCCGATTTGTTTGATCACAAGCAATACCGCGTTCTCGCAGATTGGCTTCTTCTTATCGTTGCGCCCGGCAAAAACAAACTCTGATACTGGTTTGGTGATTGAGCTTAGCGTAGTGAGAAGTTCAACTACCTGGTCTGACATAGGAACCACATGAATTTTGCGTCCCTTCATCACATTGGCGTCGATGGTGATAATCCTGTTTTCAAAATCGACGTTCTTCCATTGCATGGAACGAAGCTCTTTCGTTCTTAGGGCTGTATAGCGTAAAACTTTGGTGGCAATGAGCGATATGATACTTCCTGAAAATGTTGCCAGTGCTTTATTGAATGCCGGGATCTGGTCTGCAGGAAGAAACGGGAAGTTCTTCTTGCGGTATCCCTTCATGGCGTCTGCAAGGTCAGGTGCAGGGTTATATTTAGCCCTTCCGGTGACAATAGCGTAACGGAAAACCTCACCGCATCTTCTGCGTGCTTTGTTGGCTCGCTCCATTGCACCGCGATCTTCAAATCTGCGGATTACTTCCAACAGTTGCATCGGCTCAATATCCTGAATTTCAAGGCTGCCGATGATGGGTAAAATGTCGTCATCAAACATTTTGGCAAGTTCAGTTGCATAGCCTACTGACCAGACTTGCTTCTTGTGCTCGTACCATTCCTTGTAAATCGCACTAAATGAATTGTTGTTAGACGAAGCCTTTTTCGCTTTTACCGGATCGATGCCAACCGAGATGTCTTTCCTCGCGGTCCATGCTTTATCTCTTGCCTCCTGCAAAGTCATAAGCGGATATTTTCCTACGGTCAGGATTTTCTCCTTACCGTCAATCTTGTAGCGAAGCTGCCATACCTTTTTCCCTGACACAGGGACATAAAGGTACAGGCCATTACCATCGAGAAGGCGGTATGGTTTTTCTTTCGGCTTTGCTGCTTCAATCTGCTTAACGGTGAGCATGGGTAAAAATCCGGTGGGTAAAATCATTTTATCCACTTTTTACCCGTCATGGAGTGCGGCTGTCAACGATCTGACGCGAACCATGACGAACTGTGAATCTACGGAAGGCTTGATATTCAGGGGATTTTGCGGACTGGTACGGATGGGAGCGAACTGACAAATGGTGTCCCCTGCAGGAATCGAACCTGCAATTAGCCCTTAGGAGGGGCTCGTTATATCCATTTAACTAAGAGGACAATGCGGCAT